TGAAAATTATAAATTCCATATCGCTACCTTGTTGATATCCAAATTGTAAATACTGCCATAACAGTCGTGATTAATACCGGCCATATTTTAATCAACGTGCCATAACTTTCAGACTTCCCGCGCTGTCCGGCCCTCTGCTGAGCACAAAGCGCGATCTGTTCATTTATCTTTTGGCTATTTGCCACAATTTTTTCATGCACACCATTATATTTCCTGATAGTAGCATTGGTTTCGCCGAGTGTCTTTTCGAGGTTGCGTAACATTACAAAAAGATCCTTATTCGTGTACCATTGTTCCTCTGCGGTCATTAGTGCAATTGTGCCCCCTTAGCTGCTGTTATTTGGTAAAACTCGATAACCTCATAAGCTAGTATTCCACTAACCCCGCAATATGCCGTGACGCTGCTAGAACTTGTGAGTGTCACAGAGCCACCGACATGACCCGCTCCCGTGCAAGAATACCCACCCAAAATAGCTAGTGATTTTGTGGGGTCGACACCACTGGACAAACTATGGATAACCCCCGTACTATTAGCTGTGGCGGTACTATTACGCTGTATAGCATTAACCGTTCCAACTGCGTACTCGAAAATTTTGAACCCATAGTCTAGTAAGGCTAACTGGCTTTCTCTTGTTATGGTAACACTACTAGATGATGCAAAAAATGCCCTGATAGCATTATACTTAGCATCATAATTCTTACCCATAGGATAGCCCCAAACAACGCTGCGTGACAAATCAACACCCGTGATGTCTTGTGTTGTGCTATCCGCATTTGATGCTAATGTGCCGGTGTAATCATATTTTGTCCATGTGCCGATCCGCCCCATAGCCCGCCAGTTTGTGCCATCATCGACGTATAGCGTATTATTGCCAGAATTAAAATACATGCTCCCTTGCGTTCCTGCGGCCGGAGCTGTTGACGATACTAACGCTCTTGTTTCTATTGTGCTCGATGCCCGGATATTGAATCCTTCCGTAACCGCCTCGTCATATTGTGTTTCAATATTGTTTAAATTTGTTGTGCTGCGCGGTGTCAGTTCATCCCACGCTGTCTTTGTGTAAACCATTTGATCGCCTCCTATGTAACATATTCCAGGGCTGTCCAGGTAGTGCCATCAGAAACATATATAGACAAGTCGCCTGTGCTACTGTCAAAATATAACCGCCCCGCCGCTGGTGATGGTTCCGTGCTTGATACCTCAACAACCAGCGAGGCAGTTGATTCAATCCTGAACGATTGCGTTGACCAGTGTGCTAAAACTTCGGTGTATTGAGTTTCCATATTGTTAAATTTTGTCGGGGTCAGTAAAATCGCTGCCGTCCACGTTGTCGCTGTGTAGGTCATTTTATCACCACTTGTTATCAGTTTTCTGTATCGCCCAGGCCTCAATACTCGTTTTAGTAGTTGCCCCGTCCGGGTGTGCTTGAATGTCTACTAAAATCCCTGCCGAGGTTGAAGCATTCATTCCGCCAATCCAGCCAAAATAACTGACCGTATCACCGATAGCATCAGAAGGGTTCAGGTAGGTTTCCGTATACATACTGGTCGAATCTTCCGTTGAACCTGTCTGATACGTGAAAGCCTTCCGCCCCAGCTCGGCAGTAGAGCCATACCATGTCATGTATTTTACCCTGTCTGCCGGTTCAAAGCTTAACCCGTGAACAGCATCGTAAAGGGGTTCGGTGGAAGGATAGACTTCGTTAAATATGTTCGTTCCTTCTGTAGACAACCAGTTTTTGGTAAACACAATTGGCGTAACTACAACTTCATCCTCGCTGACATTCTCACGGATAACCATCTGACCACTCTTAACAATCTCGCCAAACGTTTTAGTCCAGCTCCCAATATCGGGACCCTGCACGCATTTAACTTTGTAGAGCAGATCATCTATGCCAACGTCCGTTACTTCGATTGCTTCAATCAGCATAGCTACACTTGCCACGCCGTAAGTAGGCATAGCAACGGTTAAAAGTTGCCCCGGTTTAAGGCCGGCTTTGTAGGTCATAAATGTAACGGAGCTGCCAATTTCCTTATACTTGCTGAGTAGTTGTGCTGCCAACTCGAACACAGCCGCCCGGGTGTTCTGTTGCGGTTCCTGCCTGACATCTTCAACAACGCCCGTGCCGAACTTTTCAACAGCCAGCCGAGTGGCAACCGCGCTATAATCACGGCTGATAACCACTATCGGGTATTGTCCAGTATATGTAATTTTCAAACTATCGGAAGCGGTTAAAGGCGTAGTTGAACCGTGAGCGACAATGGGATCACCCTTAGACCAATACCATTCTTTGCCAGTATCAAGACCCTTAATCCCGACCGAGGTCGAATCCGTATAAGCCGTTGACGCGCTAAGCATTACGCTAACAGTCGGCACTTTCGAGATCGGGTAACCAACCGGGAAGGCAATGTTTTCACTATCGCCGACCTTAAATTCTATCTGTTCGCTCGTTTCATCAATCGGCCCCCTGATTATTTGCTTGTTCCGGTATTTATCCGCGCTGTGCTCAATTTTCAAGCTGCCGTTTAGAATATCGTCATTACTCAGTATCCAGGGGGCGGCATCAGATGCCCGTGTCTTAAAGTGCAGTATCTTGTTTTCATCTATTCGCCACCACACCCCGGCGCGTTCAGCGATACTATCAAGGCATTGTGATACCGGAACGTAGTTAAAGGCGGCTTCTTCAATATCCTCTGTGACGTCTATATAGGGATAAACCCAGTCTGCGCCGGTAATAGTGCCATCGTTGCTATTGGTGCTCCCATCGTAAACAGTCGCGCCCGTAGCCTCGTCCATAGGCCAGTAACCAACCAGGTTGGTCGTTATGTCCTGACCATGATATAAATAATTGACATTCGTGGCAGATAAGGCGGTATTGTAAATACGTACATCCCTGATATGACCATCAAACGGGTATAATTCCCCAGCAGCAACATTGTAACCAATATAGGCGGTTCTGGCATTACCCGTATTAAGTGCACCCGTTTTGGTAGCCTCTAAATCAAGGTGACCGTTCACGTAACCCTTTAATTTTGCACCATCATATGCCAATACTACGTGATACCATGTATCACTTGCCAGCGTGTGGGTTCCTGCCGTCAAAAGCCATGTTCCCGATAATACTCCATAAAACATTTTACTGTTTCGTAGTTGCAGAAAATACGGGTCGTTCCTTGCTACAATATTTTGCGCTTGTGTAATATCGTCCGACCTTACCCATGCGCTTATAGTTATATAGGATGGATTAAGCGTGGATGTTGTCCCTAAACTTACACGGTCCGTTGTATACGCAAAATCCAGCATCGGCCCCACAATATCTTCGTCTTGTAAATAGTCTGACCATAAATCCTTAACAATGGCATCGGCGGTTGTTTCTGTATACGTTTTCGCCGCGATCCGTTTATCTGCCGCATAATGGAAATCCACGCAATCAATCCGGTGCATCAATATACCTTCTGTGGTAAATTTTACCGCTTCCGATTTAGAAATAACCCCGCTGAAAAGTAACCCATTCGGTGGGCCATCGTCAAAAATTGCAACTGGTTCCCCTTTTTGATACGTCTGGCTATAACTACTATCTACCACGACAAAGGAGCAAACAGACCTCTCGTCTATCGCATCTTCCATCTGGAAAGTTGAAACTTGCACGTCCTGGCTAACACCACTGATTATTATAGCGATCATATACGCAACCCCTGTTTTATTCTCACATCCTGCATTAAGTGCGGGCCTGTGCTCTTAGCAATCTGCCGACCGTCTAACTCAACGATAATGGTCTGTGCCCCGCCAGACCCCCCTAAAGCGGCTATCCGTTGATTGATAGCAGCGTCAACTTGTTGGCTCATGCCGATAGACCCCCCTAAAGCGGCTATCCGTTGATTGATAGCAGCGTCAACTTGTTGGCTCATGCCGATAGACCCCCCTAAAGCGGCCTTTTGTTGATCTACAGCAGCATCGACTTGTTGACGCATGCCACCGCCAGACTGTGTACCTAACAAGTCATTAACACTATCCGCCCGCTGTTTGGCCATCGCGACAAGATCGTATAGGCCCTGGGGATTCACAGCACCTGTCATTTGCGCACTGATAGCAGCAGCGATTTGTTGGCTCATGCTAACCACACCATCTAAAGTAGCCTGTACGCTACCTGTTATCCCTTGCCCCCACAAAGCTATTGCGCTTTTCGATTCGATAAGGCCTATCTTGATGTTTCTGTATAGTTTTTCAATTTCTTCAACACCGGATCTGATATTGTCGATCAGCGATGGGCTACTTCTCGCCCATGGATTAAGTTTATTGAGCACGCTAACCACGTTATCTTCAAACCATGATTTCATACGGTAAAAGATTGACTTCATCCCGTCCCACAGATTGTTAAAAATATCCTTGCCCCACTGAAGGGCTTTGCCGGAAACGTCTTTGATGTAACTCCACAACCCATCAAAACAACTAGTAATATCAGTAACCATGTCTGGGATAATCGAATTTCCGACAAGAAGCCGTGCTAGTTTTTCAAATAACCCGAATACGTCACCTGTAAGCATTTTTGCTATTGTGAAAACTCCGCTATACAATTCCTCGTATTGTGCAAAGATTTCATCGTTCATTTCTTTTTGTGTTTTTGTTTGTGATTCCGATAACGCAATGGTTTCATCAATCAGCAGACTGTTGAGCCTTTGGTTTTCCGTGACATAATCCGCATACTCCATCTGCCCTGCATCGAACCTCTTTTTATTAATTTCCTGTGCTTCTGTAACCATTGCCTGTAAATCTGTCAGCTCGTCAGAATAAGCCGTATTGACAATCTTTTTTAGCTCTTTAATTTGTTCTTTGGTCATAGATCCAATATCCATGCCCTGTAGGTTTTTTATTCGATCATAGTTGGCAACATGTTTTTCTAAGCGACCAATGATATCATCATACATTTGTTTCTTAATCGTAATTATTTCATCAGCTTCGGCCTGTGTAACAATTCTTTCTTCAGCCGCCGCAATGGAAATGATTTCATTAATTCTATCATAACCGGTAGTGACGGTTTCGCTCAGGCCTGCATATTTTGCTTCAACCTTAGCTCTTACCTCCGCCGCCTCTTCTTCGGTTTTAATACCTTCTGATTTTAAAGCAGCCTCGATCAATCCCAGCTCTTCTTTTTTTTGTTGCTCGAGAAAAGCTAACTTCTGTTCTTTCTCGCTATCAAGATTGGTCATTGAAAGTGCAAAACCTTCTTGATCAATTGCCACCCTTCCGGCAACTACACTCTGGAATATGGATAGGGTTTCGTCCCCTATAGCTTTATATTGTTCAATAATCACCCTATGCTGTTCAACGACTCGTTTTTCAACATCAGCCGTGATACCCATCATTTGTGCTTCCACTTTATTCCTCATGTCGGCGGTAGCGTCTCCTGCGCTTTCACTCAACGCATACCACGCCACGCCTATAAGCCCAACCGCCGCTATAGCTAAACCAATAGGCCCTAACAATACAGTAAACGCTCCGCCGAGTGTAGCAATGACTGGTAATAACGTGCTAATTGCCGATACCATCATCCCGGCAATTGTCAGTATAGGGCCAAGTGCTGCGGCTAATGCGATGCCACCTAAAATAGCCGTTTGCATTCCGGGGCTTAATTCGCCGAATTTTTCAGCAACTTTCTTGATAAAATCTCCGAGTTTTTCAAAAATAGGCATAAGTGTATTCTGAAATAACGGGATTAGTGTACCGGTTATTAGTGGTAAGAACTTTTCACCGATTTCTAACTTTAATACTGCCCATTGCGCCGATAGTTTTTCAAGTTGTCTTCCAACGCCTTTTTCCATCGTTTCAAAAGCTGTATCAGTCTCACCTGCGGCCCTTCCCATCTCATTGAGATCATCCCTGTAGCCGTCTGCATTTTCACCACCAAGAGCCAGTGCAGCATTACCGGCCTCGACGGAACTAAACATATCTGCCAAGCCAACATTCGTTGATTCGGCTTCTTCTTCCATCAAAGCTAGTGCGTCTGAAACATTACCCCCGGCAGCAATAAACTCCTTGAAACTTTTGCCGGCAACCTTCTCGAATGTCTGGGCTGCCTTGCCACCTTCTTTGGATAATTCAACAAGCAACTGCCGCATCTGTGTAGTAGCCACAGAGGTCGGAACCCCTTGAGCGGTCATTGTTGCCATCGCAGCGGTTACTTCTTCAAAAGTAACCCCAAGCGATGATGCCGTAGGTAACACCTGAAAAAGTGAATCTGAGAGTTCTCCAAAGGTAGTATTATGTGCAATAATATCATTTGCTACAAAATTATGAAGTTCAGCTACAGACATGTCATATACGTGCTGTTCTTCTCCGGCCACAATAGAAACGATAGGATCATATTCAACAACACCATGTGTTGCTTTTTGTTTTTTGGGTCTATGCGTGGGAAAATCCTTACTTGCAGGACGATCTATACCGATGCAGCTAAGAAATCTATCAATCTCGGCATATCTATTTACTTCCCAAACATAGCAATTTCCACGGTTTCGCACCCTTCCAACAATACCAAATCTCAATAGTAAGTGTGATACGTTATAAACTAATTGCTTTGACTTGGAAACAAACCCAAGCTGAAAACCGGAACGATCCCGCTTGCGAACATTGCAAAACCAACCATCCCCATTAAACAACCATCTTAACATGGTAGATACGCTTTCACGGTTCCATGTAAATACTTCCTCGGGGATGTGCTTATCGTTAGAAGAAGTAATATTTAATCCTAACTGTTTTAAAAATTCCTGCACAGGGGAAGGTTTACTAATACCACCCCTTGTGCCTGCCGTTACTCGATACCTAGGGGCAAAGCCATCCCTCTTTTCACAATTTAACGACTTACAGCCAAACCGTGTTGCCCATTCCTGAACTTCTCTACCATAAGAGGTAGTAGTTATAGTGGTACTTGCCCCGCCATTGCAACTTCCTTCTGCCAGCCACAAACCTAAGAATGCGGCCTGGTATTCAGGAACAGACTTATCGCCGAAGTATGGCAATGAAGTTGGAACAGCAATTCTGTCCCCTACATTTAAGTCTTTGACTTTTACCCACGTAGGGTCTTTGGTCGACCGTAAATCACATTCTTTCTGCTTTGCGAGATATGGGTGATTCCAAGTTGTTGTTATTTCACGACCAAGACGAGTAGTGATTGCTACTGTAGGTTTTGTGCCCTGGTCGACCCAAGAGGCTTTCATCGGAACAAAATTCCTGCCGTCAAAGGAAACAACCTCTCCCCCTCGACTCAATTCATCTATACGCTCATACCTACCATCAGACAATAATACCCTTGTATCCCCTGTAACACATTTCCCCAATCTAACCGCCGTAAACATCAAATCAGATGCCGTAGTAGCGTCCATCACATCAGCGCCATAAGAATTAACAACGGTACTGATACCATCAACAGCAGTTGTAAGGTCTGTAACCCCACCAACAGCAGCCTTCTGTGCTATCTCTAAAAAAGCAAATACATTGTCAGCAGGAACACCCGCCGAAATAGCCTGATACAAGGCAGGCGCAACTTCCTGCGGAATAACGCCCATTTCCTTAGCAAAATCCCTAACATCTGCGCTCATTTCGCCCATAGCATCGGCAGTAGCACCGGGCATCAGCGTGAACACTTCATTCATCTGCCCCTGGAAGCCGATCGCCTCGTTAGCAACCTTGCCAACAACTGCGGCGGCAGCAACTATCGGCAACGTGACTGCTTTACTCATGCCTATGCCTGTCTTTGTCATGCCCTCGCCGAAAGATTTCATCTTGCCCTGCATCCCCAGCAAGCCTTTTTCAAAATCTTTCGGATCTATACCAACACCTACGAATATCCTTGCAATTTCTCCGCCAACGCTCATTCAATCACCGCCCTATTATCTACTCCGCCGAATGTAGCATTAATTGCTATAACCTGCTCCAATAAACTAACCTGTTTAGTTTCCCTTTTTTCTGTTGGCATAAAATCTTCAGGCTCATAAACCTTGCTGCCCTTGCCGCGATTGACATTAGCAATCACCGAACATAGCATCGCCGTCCGATAATGCGCACGCTTTTCGCGCTCAACGAATCCCTCAACAAGGAGGCTGAATTCGTGGAATGTACACGCCCAGAATTCAGCCGGTTTTAGTCCGATTATTGCGCCGGTTTTTTCGAGCTTACGGATTTCGTCTGTGAGCCGGATTTCTCCGGCTGGGGAAAATTTTCATCAGTTTTATCTTGGGAGAATATCCCCGAAGCCATAGCCGCGTCCATCAGCCAGCCGGTTATTTCTCCCAATGAATGCCCCTCTGACATCAACTGGCCTACAATCATCCCTGCCCGTTGCACGGTAAGCCCCGGTTCAGCGTGTTTCAGACCAGCCCACGTCAGCAAACGAATAAAATGGAATCCCATCCGTTCTTCTGAAAAAAGCACACTCGCACCGACGCCCGTTTTTTCCTCTATATCTGCGAAAGCATTAAAATCGTAGCGTAATACCTTAGTTTTACCACCAACTTCAAAAGACATACTACCCCTCCTAAGCTAAAACAGGCGTACCTGTTATTTTAATTGACGCTGAAAAATCAAGCGAACCATCGTGCGCCGCATCTGTATTAAACGCGGTCATAATCCCATCAAACGCCCATCCTTCTGTGGTCGGGAAAGCAATGTCAAATGCAACCTCTGCCCGGCTATCTACCAAGTCAACCATTGTATTCCCGGCAGCGGCACTGATTAGAAAACCGTCAAATGTTACTTCTCCGCCGTCGATCAGCGCCCCCGTAAACTCCCTGAACGCTTCTGCAAAATAATAACTGGTTGGCCCGGTGCTGTTAAACACAACTGCCACAGTGCTACCGAATACAAGGGCAACCTGAAACTGATTCACGGCAGTTGTATTGCCAAAAACATAATACCATTTATCAGGACTTATATTTGTCGGCAATGTTCCTGTTGACGAAAAACGAATGACGCTGCCCGTTACAACTCCATGTGCGGCGTTGACCGAGGTAACAATATTCGTTGTCGTAGAAAATCCGCAAGCACTGACCACAACCCCCTTTTTCCACGAATCATGCGCTGATACGTCAAGGGTGTCCAATGTCACAGCCGGGCCGCTGATATTAGTGATATTAGCAAATGGCCCGGTATCTCCACCAGCATCATATGTTAGTAATGTTCCTAAAGCACTATAACCTGCCATCGTATCACCCCTTTAAGCCAGAGTTGGCTTACCGCTAACTTTGATTGACGCAGAAAAATCGAGCGTGCCATCGTGCGCCGCGTCAGTATTAAACGCTGTTACGATACCGTTGAATGTCCATTTCGCAGCATCTGTAGTTGGGAAGCCAATCTCAATTGCCTGTGTTGATCGTGTTTCAATCGCGGTAACGAAAACATTACCTGCCGTAGCTGATGTGAGGAATCCGTCCATACTAACCTCGCCACCGTCAATAAGCCCTGCCACGAAAGACCTGTAACCCGTTGATGTCGAATGGACTGTTACATCAAGGGTATCAACTGAAATCGCCGGGCCGCTGATGTTTGTTAGATTTGCTACTGTTGAAGCTCCAATCGCCAAATAAGTTCCAAATGCGCTTTTACCTGCCACTTAAATCACTCCTTTTATTGGTCATGCCAAACAAAATAATCCACCGGAACGTGGAACAAACTTGTTTCTGTCTCGAACATATCTATTTCGTGCTCCTTAAACGCCGCCTGAATATCCCCCCAATCCTCCATCGCTGTTACCACCTGTGTAACAATAGCTTTTGCCGTTACATACCCCGTTGAGTATACTGATATTTGTAGCCTATCTCGCGATAACCCTGCCGCCCCGCCGTGAGTGTAATATTTACCAGCAGATATTTTAGCATAGGTAATATATGGCGTAGTCGTTCCCTGCGGTGCGACCAGCGGATAGATCCTGCCACTTACCAACGTAACTGCCGTTGATAACCTTGAATATAGATCGGTTTCGAGCGTCATTTAGTCACCGCCTTTATTGCATCACCTAAAACCTTGCCGATATATTTAACAACATCAGTCCGGGCAGCATCTGCCCCGGAACGCAAATAGGATTGTTCGGGTTGGTTAGAGGTTCCGAATTCAACCGCTGCCGCGTACTCGACATCGGTACCAAGTGTAGCTTCTGTTTTTTTTATATCTGACGTTATGCTACCCCTCAAATTGCCTGTTAATACGGGTACTTTTGGTATGACACCCATCCCCAGGACTAACACCCCGCCAGTGAGGGCTTTTGCCATCGCGCTATTAACTGCATCTACACCTTTTTTTGTATTGTCAAATACAACATCAATTTTAGTTACTTTAACGACCATCGTATCACCTCACTAACTCGCAATCGCACTGATACAACCTGCCAAATTGCATTACATCTCCAACATGGTTGACATCGTAAATATCGCTACCGTGTCTTAGTTGGTCAGTCTCTAAAATGTCAGCCGGCGCACAATAAAACCTGTGCGTAGCGGAATACAACGCCCGGTCAGCGGATATAGCCATATTGCCGGATAGTGGGCGCATCCTGCCAGTTATAGTGATATGCGGCGAAAAGGTCTCTACTATACCGCCGGCCCCGTCCTGTGTGACTACTTTCCGGTAAACTGTCCAGCCTGATTCAAAGTATTTTTCTATATTCCCAATCATAGCGTTTTCACATACTTTTTAATTCCGCCAGTAATAGACTTTGGATAGCCGCCATTAGCCTGTGCATAAGTGACAGAGTAGTCACCCAATGATTCAGCCTGCACGCCTGCCTGATT